TTTAACATTCATAGGGCAGTCAGCGCAGTTGCTATGTTGTGGGTCGATTGCACCTGCTTCAGGCTTGTCGCCTTGGTTAGACCAACAATTGGGTAGGGTTGCTTCCTTGTTGGGGTCAAACTTATCCTTGTAGTAGATACGAGAAACCTTGGGTAGCATATTAACAATGATAGCTTCAAACTCATCACGGATAGGTTCGCCAACCTGCTCGCCGTTAATTATCTTTCGAAAGAAGCCTTTGTTACTTGTTTGAATACGGCGGTTGTATACAGTCGAACTGCTTTTAAGCTGCTCAGCTAGAGCACTACTACGTCTTGTGCTAACGCCAGTTTGGTTTTGGAAAATAGATACTTCGTTACTCATTTTTATCTCCTATTTAGAAGTAGGTTTTCTTACACTTATTACATATTGATTTCTAGCCTGTAGACCCATTGGTACATCGTCAGGGTTGTCGGCTAGGAACTCTTTCATGTTGCCGTTATGTATTCGCTTTTCTAGCAAATGGTAGGCATCATTTTCTTTTACAAACCGATAGAAGCTATCCCAATCACTAGTCCAATAACTAGAGTTTAGGCGGCGGCTTATGGTTCCGTTTGTGGTGTTTAAGCTGTTGGCGTCTTGCTCGTTGCACAGCTCTAGCATCTTATCCGCTATCAGGGATTGCTGTTCTTTTATTGTTTTTACTTTATCTTCGAGGTCTCTTATTTTTTCACGCATCTTTATGTAAATGTCCGCTAATTCGGACGCACTATAGTCGCTCACAGAATCCTCCTTTCGCTAAGTGGGAGAGTCAGTTTACAACTTCTTTTTACATTGTCAAGCGTTTATTTCTTGTTTATACAAATCGACTATTTTGTTGTGGTTGTCGATGTTAGAGCGCAACATCTTGTATAAACGGGCTTCTACTTCACTGCCTGTTACATGCACAATAGTCATTGGGTTGTGTTGACCGGGGCGGTCTATACGAGCGTTAGCCTGTAAATAGGTTTCTACGCTAGTGACGGGCGCGTACCAAATAATTGTATTCGCCGCTGTTAAGGTCAAACCGTGGGAAGCGGCTTGGGGTTGAATAATTAATACATGGGGGTCAGGCGTCGTTTGAAATTGTTGAATTATTTCACTGCGTTTGTTGACTGATACTTTACCAGAAATAATAGAACAACTTATTTTATTTTTCGTAATAAATTCTTCAAGTAATTCAATGGTATGAGTGAAAGGTACAAAGACTAGTACCTTATGGCTAGCTTCTTCTATTACCTCCAGAACTACTTGCAAACGGTTCCTTACGTCAAATTCAATAACTTGTCTATCGTCCGTGTATACCGCACCACCCGATATTTGGAGTAGTTTATTTATGTTTGTTGCAGCGTTTACCGAGCTTACTTGTTCGCCGTCAGCCTCCATAACCATTTGTTTTTTAAGGACTTGGTAGTATTTTTCTTGCTGCTTAGTTAAAGGCGCGTCTCGTTCCACGTGAGTTACAGATGGCAAATCAAGGCATTGATCCTTCTCAAACCGTATCGCAGGTTGAAGTACTTGATGGACAATTTTATCTGCCATTAAATTAGGCTTCCATGTGTACTGCGTAACTTTGTACATCACTTTGTCACGGAACTGCCCAAAATAACGTGGGACGCTTTCAGGGTTAACTAAACGGGCTAGACCAAAGGCATCTACAGGGGATTGCGCAGCAGGTGTACCCGTTAACATCCACAGCCAGTCAACGTCATCCACAAGCTTTTTCAATATTTTCCAACGGTTTGTTTGTACGTTTTTGTAAGCATTAGCTTCGTCGACTACTATTAAGTCAAACCCGCCTTTACGAATAGCGTCTTGCACTACAGCTACGCCGTCAAAATTAATTATTACAAAGTCTGCACCGGCGTCTATTATTTTACGGCGTTGCTCTGCTGTCCCATGCGCTACTGAACAACCTCGGTGCATAGCAAAAGTAAATAAGTCTTGTTGCCAAGCAGATTTCATAATAGATAAAGGGCAAATCACTAACACCCTACGTATAAGACCCAGTTTCATTAAGTAATCCGCAGCCCAAATAACAGAAGCGGTCTTACCCGTGCCCTGCTCGTTAAAGCAAAAAGCTTTCTTGCGTACGCTTAAAAAAGAAGCTGTCTCTCTTTGGTGGTCAAACGGCTTATGCTTACCTGTCCATTCGTAGTCTCGCTGTATGGGTGACGGTAATTTAACGCCTAAACTAGCCAGAGCTTCTGTCTCGGGTTGTTCCCATTTTACTGATAGCTCATAAAAGCCATCGTCATCTTTTTTAATTATGCGGTAATCTTCTACTTTCTCAGTTACTAAATGCGGTCGCTTTGTTCGCAGCAGAACGTACTTGTTTTCTATTATCTTCATGCTTTAGATGTCTTCTTGCGCTCGCGCTTACTGGTTTCAGATACAAGGTTGCCTTTGGAATCTCGTTTAAAAGAACGGTTACGGCTAGCAGTTTCTACCCTAACCCCATCAGAGTTCTTTCCACCTTTATCCATAGCCTTAACGTGCGCTACATCTTTGCCGTCACCTTTAGAGACCTTACCTTCCCTCATTGCTTTTCGCCTAGCTTTGTTGCGTTGGGCGCGCTTTTTCTTTTGTTCTTCAGTGCCTTGATACTTAGCGTACTCGGCTTTGTAATCTCGTTTATTAGTCATATCATCGCTTCCTGTTATGTTCGCAGCTAGTAACCGGACAGTACGCACACAACGGCCCGCTTTTAGCGTTCCATACATTGTGTTCTTCCGCCGCTGCTAAAGATTCAAGGGGTTCGTCAAACGTTGCATAGTAAGAATTTTGTAAGTCTCGACTATGTTCTTTCTTTATAAACTCATTGCTTACTACATATGCTAATGCAGATTTTATGTGGGCCACTTCGGGGAAATGGGTAAAAGTGGCGGCGGCTAGCATATCTAGCTGAGCAGTGTCCGCATACTTGGCGTTTTTTCCTGTTTTGTAATCGACTAAAAACGCTTTTTCTCCGTCAACTATAATTAGGTCAGCTATGCCTCTATACCATACATCTTTAGCAAAGAAACCCGTTGGTTTATAAACTCCTTCATCATACGAAACGCCTAGCCGTAGCTCGCAATGTTTTTCCCCCTCTATATCATTAAGAGAATTTACTATTGGGTTCATGTAATCAAACTTTTTAGGGATTGGTGTACCCTTTTTTATGAAGTCCTCCGCAGCTTTGTGCACTTGGTTGCCGTATAGCATAGCCTCACTGCTTGTGTCTTTAACGTCTTTCGCCACTTTTAAGTGATAATATTTTTTAGGACATTGCTTAAATGTGCTTATGCTACTGTAAGACCAAGCTGTCATAATAGACCCTTCTCTTTTAGAATTTCGTAGTTCGCTGCGTGGGCGTCTTCTATTTCTTGTTTATTTTGCCCATGGTACGGTACAGCTAAGTGTTCACTTACTAGTGCGGCATTAACTGAAGTTTTGTCGCTCAACAGTATAACACCTAAGTATCGTCCGAACTTTCCTTTTTCTTTTGTGGTGAGAGTGTAAGTCCCGCCATCGTGTAGCAATCCCTTGACAAATTCCTTTGCGGCAAGTCCCGCTGCTTTTTCTTTTGGGTCTCTGCTACGACACTCGGGGCAATCCACGCCAAAAAGACGGATAGACTCACCACAGCGCCAAGTATCAAAGCCCAAGTCAATGTCAACCAAGATAGAGTCGCCATCAATTACCCTCACAATCTTACAGTCGTATTCGTACATTAATTAACCCCAATATAAAAAACATGATGGTGTATCTTGGTTGTAACTTCTCCAGTGTAAGCCCATTCAGGAAACACCTTTGTACTATGGTAATGGGTCGCGCCATCTGTAATATCAGGTACGAACCCACTCAAGTGGGCGATGTACAACGCGTTAAACCATGCCTGTTTGTTCTTCGGGTCGTCTGATTTACCGTCACAATAAAAACTAAACTGACACTTATTCCTTATGGGTACACCGTTCCAGTAATACCCTTGCTTAACCACATCACACGCATTATCTGGGTAACGTGGGTCTTCGATTCTGTTTTGGATTACATGAGCTACAGCAATCTGTCCTGCTGTTGGCTCACCCCTTGCTTCAAAGTACACTGCGACTGCTACGCACATTAATGAAGTTAGCATAGGGCTACCTCCTTAGTCGTATATGTTATGGTTTTCCTCGAAGGGTACACACGTTTCTAATATTATGCCGCCCATACCGACGGCTTCTTTCTTCGGTACAACTACAATCATGTTAGGTTCAACTTCTACCACGCACATAGTGCGCTTTTCTTCTTTTGCTATATACTCTGCTTCTTCTAGCGCAGCCATAGGGTCAGTGAAGTACGACATTTTCCACCTCGTATTCGTAGTTAACGGTTTTCTTGTTAGAAGAAAATATACCTGCTCCGTTATTCAAGTGGAATTTCATAGCAGTATCTGTGTGCGGTGACATAGTTATTACTGCGTCTACCTCTGGGTGCATTATGGGCGTTGCTTCTAATAAGTTACTAATTAGCTTTCTTCCATGCCCCCGTTGATACGACCATATTGAGTAAGGGCATAACACCGTACCCAACTCACCGTGAATCGCCTCACGTTCTTTTAGTTGTTTTTCTATCTGTTTGGTTTTACCCATTGCGATTAGTTTTATTTGGTATTCATCTTGCGGAACAAACTTACAAACAATTGTACAAACAATTGCGGCTATCTCCCCCGTTTCGTCGTTAACCTCTGCATAAACATGAAAAGGGTCTTCAAACCGCACACTGTTATCTTTAAACAACTTAGGGCGTATTGGGTCGTCTGCTAGCAGATACGCGTGGTCAGCGAAGTTACACTTTATCAGCATCTTCAAACTCCTGAAGTATGGCTTCTAGCTTTTCTACTGCTTCACTGGCCCGCTGTAACAAAGCCATAATCTTTTCGGCGTCCGCACCATCTACTTCTATTGTTATTTTCATTTAACGTTATGTATCTCAATCAGCAAGTCTATGCAGTGTTTTGCCTTATTAAGATCATCTAGGGGCTGACCCTTTAACTTCCATCTGGTTATGTACTTAACCACATTACCTTCTAACAAAGACAAGCCGTTCTTTTCTGCGTATTCGGCGGGTTGTATAGCCATGTTTTTATAATGCGTCCCGCCCGTTTGTTTCTGTAGAGCTGTCTCCTTCGGCAGTGGGTCGGTCGGCTTCGCCATTTGCGCGTATATCATTCTCTTCTTCCTTCTGTTGTGGTTTCTTAAAGATTTTTGCCCAATTCTCTCCGAATTCTTGGATTGGTATGAATGCGGGTCTACGTCTGCTGCCTTTACCACTCAATGTAGCACCTCCTCAGAAGCTTCTTCCATATTACGTTCTTCAGTGTTTTTTAATACAAACCCCCAAGCTTCTTTGGTTAACCTAATAAAATCTTTTTTACTCATATGGGAATCTAATTGTGCTATCAAAGCAGAAAAATGTAATGCGCTTACCATGATCGCAGCAAACGTTTCTTTATCCAGTTCATCTGGAAGGCAAGAAAAATATCTTTGTATATATTCTTGTGAATCTTCCATAACTTGCATAACTCGCTCTTCGTTTTGGTATTTATCCATTTTTGTTTTCCTCGTTATATAAAGGCCCGTAGCGTGGGCTAGCCGGTGTATACACAAGCTGGAGAACGACCCTTTCTGTGAAAAGGGAGGAACAATTGACTTGTTATACACTGCGGGTGTTGTGGTTATCGCGAACCTACCCACCGCCCGCTGGGGTATTACTTAACACTCACCGTAACTTTTAGCGTAGCCGCCTTCACAATCCAACGGTAGGTCTGGTGCCCATGTAGGCCGCACCTTCATTGATTCTTCTACAAATTTCATTGCTTCGTCAGCTTCTGTTTCGGGGGCTATACAACCTATAGCATCGTGCACGGTCATTACAACTTTGTACTTTTTCGATATTCTGAGTAGCTGCTCACCTATAACAATGCGGGCTAAAGCTTGACAAACGTTCTCAATCACCTTACCCCCATATATCCTGTTTGCAATAACCGCACGGCCCCTTCGGGTATCGTACACCAGTTCGTCTTTTCCGTCTTCCCCTTTTTGCTTCCTAAGATTCGCATACTGTATTCGTAATTTATTAGGCATTTCAATACCTTGCGAACCCATCACGTTTAATACGCCTTTCAGCCCAAGCGGTGCAGTTTTGTTACGCATCATAGCTTCTAAGGCGTCGCTAGCTTGGTACCACAGCTCTGGGATTTTTTTATAGGTCTTGCGGTACACTTTGATAATGCGTTCACATTCCCCAAGCTCTAGTTCCACCCCAAAACTTTTTAGCTGTTGTTGAAACTTGTTTGGCCCCATTCCGTACCCTGCACCTAAGATCGTAGTCTTACCAACGAACCTTTCGTCTTTGTTTATTTCGTTAAGGGGTTTTCCATATATAGAAGAAGCCATGATTTTATAAACGTCGTCCCCGTTTTCAAATGCTGTTACAAGATTATGCTGTTGAGCTAACCAAGCCAAAGTCCTAGCTTCAATTTGAGAAAGGTCGCAGTCTATAAACACATACCCTTCTGGCGCTCGCATAGCCTTCTTTAATTGCGAGCCTCTAGGTAAATTCTGCATATTTATCTTGTCGTCACCACCCCATCGCCCAGTGTGTGCTGCGTAGTATCTTAGTGGTATGGGCAATAAACCCCGATCCGCTATACTCATAAATCTTTCCGTACGCGTTTCCTCAATAGTAGACTTTACGCCTAAACGTGCGGCAACTAATAATTGCACGTATTCGTTCTCGTGTTCTTGTAGTGCCTTGAACTCTTCGTCCGTCTTGGCAAACGCATAGGTTTCTTTGCCCGTCGTAGGGCTTATCTTCATCGGAGCCTTTACACCGAACTCCGCAAGTAATGCAGCAAACTTCGCACTGCTTCGTAAGTCTTTCTCGTCGTGTATGACTTTCTCCATCAAGTCTTTCTTCCTCTGGTTTATACCCTCCAGATGCTCTTTTAAAATCTTTTTATCCAAAACGAGTACAGGTTCGGTAAACATTCTAATAGTAAGGTCGATCAGGTCTAGCTCGAACACAGAGAACCGCTGCATTAAAATCATAAAGAGCTTAGCTGTAAGCTCTACGTCCTGTATGCAGTAACCGCCGTAGGAGCGCAACTCAGACGGAGAAAAGTCCAGACGCTTCTTGCCAAGAGCCTCATGTACTTCCGTTCCCTTATTGCCTAAATTATAGTATTCGCTCAAAGCAGCTAGACTGCCCCCGACTTCCACTGTGTGTATGGCGCGGGCCATTGAAAGCGTATCAATTATCTTCTTAGGTCTAATATCAAAAACCCAATTAAGAACGGCCATATCGAATTTAGCGTTGTGCGCTACGGCTGCACTATTACTCCAATCAAATCGGTCAAGAAAAATCTTAATGTTTTTTGTTGTTCCGCTAAACCATTGTGTTTCTTCGTTATTTTTTTTAATGGCTACGCCAATAACTTCAAAGCGCGGGTCTCTTACATATTCTTCTGTTGTAAGTTTGTTGAAACCGTAATCTTTTGCGTAATAAGTCTCAAAGTCTAGAACTAAAATATCCAAAGCCTTGCGTTCCTTAAATGTATTTTTTTATGTATCGCCACTACTGTCATCACCATTGATAGCAAACAGCGTACGCATCACCGCTTTCGTGAAAATGTCGCCTTGGAC